ATTCAATAATTTCAACATGATCGATAAATGAGACCCGGACGATGGATACAATCCGACCTCCCAATCGATCTCCATATCCCGGTGGACCATGAAAAACATTCGGACGTAATCACAATAGAGATAACTTGTCCCATTCGCCGTCCCGTCCGCGTCACTCCAATCCGTCAATTCATCGACCCGCGTCCGCCAAAAGACCCCGCGTTCTTGATCGATTTTAAGGTATGAACCGATCGCGCCTAAACGTCCTCTCGTCCTCACCGCGCCTCCGACCATGCCGACCCCCACGTCTCGTTCAAGGACGTTATAAAATGCCTCCAAATGCGTTGAACGCGTGAATTTCATATCATCCTCGATCAGTACCGCGTATTTGCATTGTAAATTGTAATGTGCAAAGAATAATCCGTCTCTCCGAGCTTGATTCGCGCCACAATCGAAAGGTTGAACAATGAGCGTTTCGATAATAGGGTCTAATCGTTTTAGGATTTTATCTCTTTCGCTAAATGTTCGGATTCCATTATGAGAAATTACAATCGGAATCGCGGGATAGAATTGTCGGATCGATTTCAAACATTCCATCAAAAGTTTAGGACGTTTATATGCGATGACAACAATCGCGGTATCTTTCATTTCCCCTCCTTAAAATACTTTGACGTTTTGAGACACGAATCACCCGTGACGGTCCGGTTACACCGCGAACAAACATCGGGAGTCCGTTCACCGACCCTCAATTTCTCGTACGTTTTCAACATCGCGGGTGATCGGAGAATGTCCTCGAACGGTTCGTTATTCAAATTCCCGAACGTGACCGTTGATTTCCAATCGATCGCGCACAACACGATCCGTCCATCACATTTAATTTGGATATCCGCATATGGCGCATAACACGGAATCGCGAGATTCTTCGCCGGGAGATCATAAAGAGTCATCCGATCATCTAATGATTTCTTTGTAACCTTAAATTTCTCGATCTCCGTTTTCGGTTTCAATTGTCTTGCATAATGCAAATCTCGCGGCGTATAACAATCGATCTTGAAATATGTAATCCCCGCCTCGATAAATTCATCCAACAATGTTTGATCCAAATACGCGCCATTGGTCACAATCCGTTGTTTGATTACTCCATTGAATAGACGAGACGTATAATCAACAAGTTTAATCAATCGCGGATCGATCGTCGGTTCGTTGTAAATATACCATGCGATCGTCTCGTTGAATCCCCATCCGAACAATGAATATAGAACATTGATAATTTTCGATTGACTTAAAAACATTGGTCTCTTCACTTTCGACGCCGGACATTGAGGATGGATCGCCGCATAATTGCAAAGGTTCGACAATTCAAAAGAGACGCGCTTGATTGATTTTATGATATTGTTCATTTTACCGATTGCCTTTCTCGCCATAATTTCTTATCAATAAAACCGTCGATCTTATTCAACCATCCCTTGACCGGATCGACACCAACAAATACACATAAATGGAAAAAAATAAGTTCTCTTGTTTCTTTATCCCCGAAAAAATCATGATATTGAACATCCAAACGGTCGATGCCTTTACAATGATATTCTAACTGTTCGAGGTAAATCTTCGTAACCGCCAAACCATGTTCGATTGGATAATCCGATCGTCGCGTATGGAGAGAATTCGCGATCTCGATTGTCGGACGCGAGATCGTGATCACTTTTAAATCCGGAATATACTTTTTCCAAATGCCTAATGTCAAACACGCGCGCGGGTCTTTCCATCCGACCGGATGACCGCGTCGCCATCGCTGAATAAGGTCGATCATTTCGTCTCGACGCTTGACCGAGTCCGGGAGGATTGTCCATTTGTCCGGGAATATGAATGATCCCGGTCCAATCCCCGCCGCCCTCATCAATTTACGGTTGATTCTTTTAAAATCCAAATCCTCAAAATATCCTTTCGGATTGCATGGATGAGGTTCCGGTCGGAAATTGGTCCCGATATCGAGTCCACAAATCCCGAGCGCACCCGCCAACATGGACGTCCCGGTCCTGTGCATACCCGTGATAATGACATATGTCGTTTTCATGCGCGATAATCTCCGGTCCTTTTTCGATATGCCTTTCGTTCGGTCAACAGAGTGCGATGACGTTTCCGGATTTCCGATCGATCCGGAAAGATTTCATGTTTCGTCGCACCATGAATGTGATTGACGAATACATTCAACGCCGCCGCCGTCATCCATCCCGCCGTCCGGACCCGGTCATTGTAATCGTCATCGTTGCCCAAAATGAAAAAATCCTCATGGAGATAACCAACATCCTCCAACACCTCGCGGCGGATCATGCCGCAAAACAATGGGACGTTCCCATTACACGCAAGGATTTTCGCCGGGAGTTTATTGATCGCCTCCAAAGGTTCCCCGTTCCGGAGAATTTGCCATCGCTTAACAACCCATTCCGCATTGACGCACGTCCTCGATATGTTGTCCGTCAACGGCGAGAGGACGCCGATCTTTGGATTCCGCGCCATCAACTCGACCATTTTCTTTAACCATCCGGAGGAAACAAAAACGTCATTCGATACAGCAACGACAAGATCGTGGCGTTCCTGTAACTCGATCGCCGCCCGGAGTCCAACATTTGTCCCACCCGCATAAAAGAGATTTCGCGGATTCCGGATGATCATCGCCTCTTTCCAATGAGAGGAGATATGATTTTTTACTGTCTTGAAATGAGTCCAATCCGAACCGTTGTCAATGAAAATCAACGTGTATGGATAAAACGTATTCTTCCGGAGATGATCAAGACATTTGATCGTCATCTCCGAACGATCACACGCAAGGATGGTGACGCTAACTCGCATAATCATACACCTCGAATTCTCTCAAATGTTGATCCATGATCGATCGGTTCGTTTCAATCCTGAATCCTTTCCTCCGGAATTCATCCAATTTTACTTTTGTGTAATGATTCAATTCCTTTCCTCGTTTGATCCTCGCGATATTTTGTTTGTGATATGTGACAAGAACCTTATATGGACATAATATCTTTTCATGTCCGCCGCCCATGTATCGATGATTATTGAAATGTAGTTTTTGGAGACGGTCCCAATCTTGATAAACCTCTCGCGGGAAAACATGAGTATAAAACGGCGGATTCTCCCATCGTTGAAATGAGATAAAATGATTCAACATATCCCAATAAATATACTCCGTGAAAAGGAGACGACAGCGTTCCTCGATTCCTACCTTGTGAATGGCGATATTTGCCTCCCCATGAATCTCTAACATCGCATCGCGACTAAAGAGATCGTCCGAATCGATCCGGGTGATCGCGAGATAATCGGCGTCTTGTTCCCCGAATTCCTTGATCATCAATGTCGGTTTCTTTCTCCACTTGGGCGCGATCGTGAACGTGTCACCAACGACGGATGAGAGAGTCGGATCAACGGGAACCGGATAAATTATTTTTATTCGAGTGTTCTCATGACAATGAATGTTCCCGGTTATCGCCCGATGACGCCATCCGCATATCAACCAAATTTCAAAATCTTGGAACGTTTGATTCACTAAAGAGGGATATGTGTATTGCATAAAAAAATCCCATCTATAATTGACAAACGCCTCCGTCAATACGATCCCCGATGGTCTCTCAATATCCAAAAAGACTTGAACGATGTGTTTTAGTTTATTCCCCATATTTCTCCTTTTTGCGATCTGAATATTTTAATCCGTCTATCCACGCGGAGGAATACTCGCGCCTCCCGATGGGTCCGGTCCATTTCCTCGTCCATTCTCTCCGGATGATAATGAAAAATCTTCGCCTCCGGATCACGATACAAACATTTTAATTTATCCGCTTTCCATTCGATTTCGCGTGTCGCGAAATGAAAATATTCTGGATTTAATAATTGTTTCTTTGGATAAGATTTGAGGTATTTTTGACCGACGAGACAAACGCCCGTCCAACAAAAGTTTGTCGGAGGGACCGCGTTAAACTGATTGAATCCGACAACGCCGAAACCATCCTTGAATCGTTTATTGAAATTCTTAAACGCCGATTCGATTGCGCCCGGATGGAAAACAATATCATCACACGCGATCAAAACGCCATCCTCAAATTGAGGGATAACATAATTCCGACAAAAGACACTCCCGGAATGGACCTTGATCAAGTATCCCGTCATCGTCCCGCCTTGATAATGATCTTTCCGGAGACGAGAGAACATCTCGAACCCGCGTGGATCGCCATCGAATACAACATGGATATTGAGGTTCCGGAGAGGAGGGACGGATTTTATCATCCGGAGGAGTTTATCGTATCGGTTCCTCGTCGAGAGGACCATGTCGATCGTTTTCATTTTAATTTATCGCATTTATTCGCATTAAAAAAAGCATCTGCAAATCTATTCGGAGTAATTGCCCGCCTTTCTGTTCTTGAAAGCGTTCCGTAATATTCCCCATGAATTTCCTTTGTCAATAATCTATCGAATTTCGGCTTGTCACATTTGATCGGATTTTTAATAGGCGATTTAAAATGTCCCCATAAACAAGTGTTTTTCTTATAATTATCCCCAAAATCATATGGATTAAATTCAAACGCAGGTTTTCCGAGAAACCAATTCAACATCCCTCTAGGATTTTCTAACGCCCAAAATTTTAAAGGCGAATATTTTTGAGTATCTTTTTTTATTCTATATTGACATTTCCAAATGATTTGCAAACATGAAATAACGATTTCCATCCCGCATTTTAAATCTCTTGGTTTCTTAGCGTTTGTTCGCATAAAAGAAAACATTGGACATGGAGGCGCTGCGAGAATTCCGCAAATATTATTTGGAGGGGAAAATGTTCTAACGTCATAATTAGGGAGCGTAACATTTATCACTTTACATCCATTCTCAACAAATGGACGACTCCATGATCCCGTCCCTCCACATAAATCAAGAATGTGCAAATCACAATTCATTTCAAATCCCTCGTCGTTATTTGTTTCGGCATACCCGCTCGATTGACCGCCTTTCGGAATCGTCTCGACGCTTGATATTGATTGATGACCGGATACTTGACCGACTCCATGAGATCGAATATCCTCGCGTATTGCGGCGGGAGAGAGACGAACTTGATTCTTTGAATTCCCCATGATTTCAATGTTCTTAACATCCCCGGCTGTTGTGTCTCTTGCGGATATACCTTATGACGTTCAATCACCTCCGCCAAAAACTTACGCGTCTTTCGGTTTCCTTGCCAATACATCGTTGAGCATAATAACTCAACGCGACCGGATTTCCATGTGTGCATATGAGCGGCGAAATCACAATCCAACGTGTCGAACAATGCCGGGTATCTCTCGACAACCGCATCCGCATCGAGAGAGACGATCGCCTTGTCCGGGAACATATCGAACGCCTTGAGGATTAATTCATTGTTATAATGGACGTTCTTGATCCACGATCCGCGACTCTTGATCCCCTCAATGTGATGAGGTAATTCGAATTTGATTAATGATTGACGGAGTTTTTCGATCTCGACCTCGTATCCGGTCCCGACCGTGTAATACGAAATGATGATCCATTCCATCACAACACCTTATCAATCGTTGAAAACTCGAACCATTTCAACGCTGAATCCGGGTTGAGATTTACGACCTTGATCCGCCGCGCCTTGAGATCATGACGGATCGCGCCCAATTCGCCGATAAATGTTTTCAACGCCTTTCCTTGTGCCGTCCGCGAATACCCCTCATGAAAATGTGTTATCTTTCCATCATGTTTCATGTCGTATCCGAGGAGGTAAATTGGATTCGCCCTCATGAGGACTGCGAGATTGAGTGCGCCATATCCACAATTTGAACCGCGAAACAATCCCCGCTTTTGAGACGTGGATACGCCGTATTGATACGAGGAGAGATTTATCCAATATACATCCGGGAGATCGCGACCTCGCGAATCGGCATGGACCTTAATTCCTTTAAACGCTTTCCATTTCTCCAAATACTCCGGTCCGAATCGACCGTCCTCGATGTTCGTATAAAAATGAATGAAATCCATAAAGTAAAGAACGTCCGCGAACATACAAGAGGCGAACGCCTTGTTAATCGCGATGACTCTTTCTCCCCAGAGGCGTTCAAAATCGAATCCGGTCAATGACGGTCCGCCACCGATAATGAAACATCGTTGTCCTTTCCATGACCGATCCGGGAGGATGGTCACGAGGTTCAACGCCTCGTTTCGTTTCCGATTTCGTTCCGCCGCCTTTCGTTGGACCGCACGATCGCTTGTCGTTATTTGTCCAATTTCCATCAAATTCGCCTCATGTCAGACATTCGGGAGATCGAGATCGTCGCTTATACGGCGTCTCATGACGTCGGCTTTCCGGGAAAACGCAAAAAACCGCCAATATTTTACAAAAAAAAGGGAGGAGGTTTTGACGCCTCCTCCCTTGTGGTTCCACTATGATCAACCGTCACCTCGTTACGGACAAGACCCCGATTCGTGTGTGACGTCGATACATTCGATTTGGTCGGTATCCCCGACACAGCCGCCATACCTCAACCATCCCGCTTGCGTATCCGCATATGTGAGAATGTCGAAATCATTAAAGAATGTGAGGTCCATCCGATATCCGCCCTTGAGACGGACTTTCGGAAGGATCACAAAGAAACGACTTCGGTTCGTCAACATCATGGACGTGATTTGAGTAAAGGCATGGTCAACCATTCCGGCGGACCCGGCGAACCTTTGGAGGGTGACGTTTAACGCTTGGCGAATTCGACCCCGTAATTCAAGAGGGTTTAGGACGATGAATCGCGCATTTTGTGCATTGACGCCGTATCCCTTATTCCGTACCGCCAACAAGATTGTTTGGGCGGCGAGGTTCATCGACGCGGCATCACGATAGGCATTGACGTCACAATCGGAACAACCGCTCGGAGCGGCGACCCAATCGCAACAACCTTTCGCATCGGCGACGATTTCGATCAAGGCGTAAAAAATTCCCGCTCTCTGGGAATATGCGGCGGCGGTAAACGCTTTCGCATTGTCCTCGATCGTCCACCAATCCTCGTCATCGAACAATAAACGAGACCATGACAACGCGCCTCCGTAAAGGTCGAAATTACACGTCACCTTTGTTCCGCTCATTTGATGAACTTGGATCGGGACATTCATGTACGCTTGTTCAAAGGCGAGTCCCGATGTTACGAGACCGACCTCGAAACCATTCCGTTTTGATCCGGAGTAATCGCGAATATCGAATATCTGTTCATATCCGTTATCATAATCCGGGACGGCGTGGAATTTCTCAATTAGAGGAAGGACCGACGCCGGGAAATCTCCGGGTTTACCGAAACCCTGAATTTGCGCTTGTCGTTCCGCCCTTGCCTTTTGATATAAACTCCTCAACGCCTTGAAATGTTTGGACCTCTTGTCGTTCCCTCTAAACCTTTGAGGGACATAAAGGTCCGGGAGTCCGACCATCATTTGTAATGAGGTCAATAACTCCTCGCGATGACTCTTTTTTTCACGGTTGAAATTCTCTAGGTTTTCGAAATACTGCAGTTTCATGATCAATCCCCCGCGTCCGGACAAATGGTCGCCTTGTCACCTTTGAGATCGCACTTAACTAGAACCGTTCCCGCGAGTGCAGTTTGAACACAAATCCCGATCCAATAATAACCGGACGTACATACGTTAGTCACGGGATCGCCATCGGTCCCAGACCAAAATATCTTTTGTCCAAGCGAGATCGTGAGTGCCGCCGCTTTCTCTAATAGGATTTTTTCAACGTGGTAATTGAGAGTCCCGACTTCGCCCTCGTCTTTATCCTGAAAGGCACAACCAACGGTATCGTTGATCATATATAATTGACCTTCAACAATTCCGGATGAGTCAACCGTAAATGGAAACCCTCGGATATCTCCCGAGGGTCGTGATGTCTTAATGTGTTGTGGCATTTTCTACCTCGGACTTAATGGATTTTCTCCAAATCCCGAACCGTCCGTCCGTTCGGCGATTGGTAATTAATCGTCCAAATGACCTTGATCGTTATTTCAATTCGTCAATGGATGGGAGGAAAGGATTATGGTATTCGTCTCCGTCTCCGTTGTCCTCGTCGCCGTTCTCGTCCGTTTCCTCATCCGTTTCCGTCTCTTCCTCTTCGCCTTTTTTCGTCTCGCCGTCGCCATCTTTCACCTTGACCCCAAGCACTTTTGAAACCGCCTTGAAATCGTCAACCTCATCATCGAGGAATTTTGAAAACTCCTCGGCGATCTTGTCCGGATCGGATACCTCAAATTTTTTGAGATGGGATTTAATGAACGCATCTTGTTTCGTTCCGAATCCCCGTTTGTCCTTTTCCGTTTTGTAGAGGTCCGCGAGTTTAGTTTTCGCGGTTTCCTTTTTGTACCCAATAATCTCGTTGTCCTTTTCTACGAGTTTGGTTTCTAGCTCTGTAACCTTTTCAACGGACTCCGTTTGAGAACGTTTCCGGGCGTGGTATTCACTCATCCCCGCCTCTTTGACCTCCGCTTTGACAAATCCTTTCACGATCGGGTCATCGGTCAACGTCTCCCGGTCGAATAAATCCGACGGTGGGATCGAGTTTTCCTTGATGACCGTCCTAATTTCATCAATTGTCATTTTGTCCATATCGTCTCCTTTACTTGATTGGATCGATTGGTTTCGAAACGCTTGCAATTGTCCGATCAATTTTGCCCCGGAAAATGCGGGCGTCTCGTTCGATGAATCGCCTAACGCGATTCCCGTTATCTCGTTCACTCCGACCGCTTTAAATTCGTCGGGTGATTGAGGATCAACCGTAACATCCGCCTCGATACTCGCGACGTCCAACGTCAAATGATTGAACATGGGATAAATATAAACCGCCGCGATCGCGGACATTTGTCCTTTGATATCTTTTAACACCTTTCCGACAACCTCGCCGATCGACGTCCTCTCCCCATGTGAGGAATCCGCGTTGTGACCATGAAATACTTTGGTCCCACGTTTGAGAACATCGACGAGGGATCGAATCGCCGATTGAATCCACTTGATAATAATCGAACCTTTCCCGACCTCTTTCGGATACGACGTTCCCAGATGACCAACAACGAACGCCTTGAATAATGGATCGGGATCATCATTCTTGATCCTCCGGAGTACGTCCTCCGGGATCATCGCACGAATCTCATCCGTCGCCATACTCAAAATTGACATATCAATGACGACGCCACGAAACACAACATCGCGCCCTCTTATCTTTCCTTTGTAGGCGAGTTTGATCATTTTATCTTTTCCTCCGCCGCCTCCCCAAACCTGTCGTATTGAGAGACGTCGTATTCGCGACCTTTTCCGGATCGATCTCTTCTTTCTTCGGAGGGTCGAGATCACCTGTCGTTACAACGTTGAGTTTTTCCGGTTTAATCTTTGGGCGTCTAATGTGTCGTCCGGTTTTTAACATCATTCCTTTCCCGGTTTCGTTCCCGGCGGTGTCCGGTCAATGCCATCCTCCAAAGGACCGAGATATCCGCCCTCCTTAACACTCATCATTTGTCCGCGCTCAATGAGGGTCGTCCGTTCCGCTCGCGACCCCTGTAAGCGCTTGAGGAGGGATTCGTTGACCTTTCGATTCTCATCGAATTGTCCGGGCGTAACATCCCCGCTATCAAACGATCTTTTGTTCAATCCCAATTCCGCCTTTTTTTCCTCGATGAGTTTATCATACTCCTTGACCGTCGGGAGACGCCGTTTCAATGACAAGGTTCCGACGACCGCCTTTCCGTCAATCAACCGATACTTATGTCGAACAACATCGGGAAGAACCGTTTTCAAACAATAAATCCAGGGATTCTTGCTAGCGTAACCGTAATCCTGTACTTGGTCCATATTGAAACCTCCTTAAATTAATCTCATATATCGTCATCACAATCAACCCCCATCGAAAACTTTGGTTTCCATTTCTCCGTTGATTGTGTTTTCTTTGCCGCCTCAAATGTGCCGCTGTGATCTTGACAATGGACCCGCGCCTCCGACGCCGACCATGCCGACTTCGGATAACGATACGTTTGTTCGGTCATGGATGATTTACCTTTGAGGCGTCCCATGATCACGTCGTATCGTTTACCGCCGGATCGCCGGGAGGTCCGCCGGAATGAGTCCGATTGAAAACTCCCCGGAGGTCTCAAGCGACAAGAATGTTCATTCGGGAATGGCATTATTAATTACGCCTCCTTTCCCAATCTCGTCAATTTCCAATTTCAAATCCTCATTCTCTTTCTTCGCCGCATCCAACGCTGTGTTGTCCGCCTCCGCCTTTCGTTTCTCCTCCAATTTGGAATCGATCCCTGGAATTTGGTCTCTCACGAATTCCTTTGATATTATTCCGAATTGTGACGCAGGAATCAAGACCTTTTCTAAATGTAACCATTGTTCCTCAGTATAGACGGGTAATTCAACACCGATTTTTCGCGGGTCGAGTGCAGTTTTTTGGACGCCTTTGTTGTATTGATACATCCCCTTTTTGATCATCTCGTAAAATCCGCCCTGCCATGCCGACCGTTCTTTGGTCGTCCCGGCAATCATCAATTCCCGCGTGTTCTCTCCGGTCGCCCGGTTCTTTAGGAGGTCAAGAAGTCCGAGGAAATGGATCGGAACGCCCGTCGTCCCGGATATGATCTTGATCAAGGTCACAATCTCATTTATCAGATTATCGACTCCCGCCATGTCGGGCGCGACGAACGAGAATTCCGCCGTCGCCGATATCGCCTTTTTGATCTTGAAATTCGGGTTTGATCGGATTGCCTCCATGATACCATGCGCCTCTTTTTCCGTTGACGCCTTGAAATACGGCGTGGGCGCGGCGAACATCCGATTGATCTCCCGGAGATCGCGGAGTGCCTTATCCAAAAAATCGATTTGAGTTAAGCATTTCATAATCTTCGGTTGTGTCCGGTTCGGTTCGTCGATCCTCCCGCCGAATTTGATGTAAACAAAATTCGGAGGCGTCAATGTCGCTTTTTTCCATCGGTAATCGCCGGATGCCTTTCCCCGATATGTGACCGATTCATATTTCGTGTAATCCTCGCCGTCCGTCTTGACCTTGTATTTTCTTTTCGCCCATGAGATATAACGGACCGATGCCATCCTCTCGTTTTCATCGATCATTTTATCAACGGTATCCAACGCCATTCGTCCGAGGAATTTCCCCTCAATCTCCGCCTCAGTCGCGAATTGGATCGCCGTAACCTCATCGAGTCCATTGTATTCGAGGAATTGATTCGTCCATTCGATCTCACGATCCGCCGAATCCTCTCCGGTTGTCCTGTCAACGATGTTGATCCCTTGACCGATTATGAACGCCGCCCGGATATCGATAATATTCCCGGTTTGAACAACCCCCCATTCCGCCGTCGCGTTATACTTTTTCACAATCTCCATGACTGCCGACGGATACGAATTATATTCGTTCCCTCGATAGAGTCCCGCCTCGCGTTCCCTTGCGGTCAAGATATCATCGATGACCAACGATTGAGTCTTTATTCGTTCGGTTTGGTTATCGATCTTTGATTCTAGCGATTGGAGTCGCCGCTTACCGAAAGGATCAAACCGGATCGTCCCTTTCTCTTTATCGTATGCCTTTTGCATTGTTCTCTCCTCTAATAAAACGGACGGTCAGAAACAAAGAATCCGCCCGCATCCTCTTTCTTTTCATAAAACGCCAAAAGAAACGCGTCCGCGAAATCAGGGGATCGGAACCCTCGTTTCTTGTAATCCTTTTTCGACTCGATCCCGCGTCTCCCTTTCTTGTCAATCCCTCTCGATTTCCGGTTGATTAATTCCGTTTGTAACCGTTCGATCTCCGGACACGCGATATCTTGGATGATCGAACACGCCTCAAACCATGCCTCCGATATCGTGTCTTGATAACGGTCCTCATCATTCGCCGTCGCATTGAATACGATCGGTTGAACCTCGTAATCGCGCCTCTGCATTTCATCGGTCAACGTACATCCAACGCCCGTGTCATCGACCTTGATCAAACAATCGTTCGTCGGTTTCCCGGATCGCGGGACGCCCGCGCGGATCATCATTTCTTCCATACGGTCTGCGAGGAACGCACCGATCGCCGTATCCGGTAATTGTGCCGATGTTATGACCATCCAATCCATAATCTTGAGTCCCTTTCGGAGAAAGTAAACCGTGTCATCGTCTCCGCCATGCGCCACGTCCGCGCCTAATTCCCATCGACCGGACACGTCAAATTCTTTGTCCCCCGCATTTTGGATCATCTTATTTATTTGAGAGATTTTAATAACCGAATCCGCACCTTGATCCGTCAATTGTCCGAGAACCTTTGTCATGTATAGCGGCGACTCCTCTCCCCAATCCTCACGACAATCCTTGATATATTCCTTTCCCGTAATCGGGATATCAACATCGATCCCGGCGATCGTGGATACCTCTCTCGTCCAAACATCGTTGTCGTGAATGAATTGGAATTCCTCCCCGGTTATGTCCGGACATTCAAACGCGGAGATATGAATCCGGTTCCATTTATTTTTTTTCGCGAAAATCTCGTAAAACGGCTCTCCGACTTGAACGCCGTCGGTCGTTGAGATCGCGAGGAACCGACAATGTCCTCCGGTCATGAGTCCTTTGATCGAATCCCATAGGTCGATCGGAATTCCTTTCGCCTCGTCAAATATGAATAAGATGTTCGGCGAGTGCCATCCCTCCATACGCTCGGGTCTATCGGTTGAGAATCCGGTCGCGAACGCGTCCGGGTCGCTCGTTGTTATGTGAGTATAAAAACAATCGCCTCGTAACCCGATCCGGGATGATCTGTATATCTTGTTAATCTCCGACCATAATAATTTCTCGACTTGAATATGTGTCGGCGCGGTCGTGATGACTTTCGCTTGTCGATAGGAATTGAGAAACCAAACGGATAACTCCGCCGCCGTGTACGTCTTTGACGATCCATGACACGCCCGGACCGCCGTAAATTTGTGATCCCGGACCGATCGGAGGATCGTCCGTTGTTTCGACCACGTATAATGACCGAGTGCATGATGAACAAAGAACACGGGATCGGAGGCGTACGCCTCGTTCAATTCCGCAAGTACATCATTTTCGTTTTGGTCTCTTTGACTTAATTCCATTTTTCTTTTTCTTTTTATCCGCCGCGTCCAATAACTTGTCGATCGTTAAATATTGTTTCATCGATCCCTTGACATTGAGATTGTCCGTCAATAATCCAAAATGTCGGAGTGCTAATTCCAATGATTTCGGTTTATTATATAACTTGACCTCGATCCCCTTGTCGGTTTGTTTGATCGCCTCAACCGCCGCCGCTAGGTCGCGCGGTATCTCGTCAATGTTCTTGAAAAATATCCATCGGTCCGTCGCGTGTTTCACATAATCCTTGATGTTGACAAACGCGAGTTTTCCTAATTCCGTGAGGACATTCTCCGCCGTGAATTCAATCCTTTCGACTATCACCTTTCGTTTTTCCGCCAACGTCATTTGAGTTTCAACATTTTTCAACAACCGTTGACCTTGAGAATATGCCGTTTTCTTTGAATATCCCGCCGCCTTTGCCGCACGGGTCGCGTTGAAATCGATTAGATATTCGAGACAAAAAATCTCCAATCGATTCGCCTTTGAAATCTTGTCCTCTTTCAAGGTTTTTTTACGCGTCGCCATATTTTAACAATCCCTCTATCTCTCAATGTTTCCGCCGCTCTCAATGTCAATATCGTTCGTTCGCCTTTATTATACGCGCATCGTGATTTCCTAAATTCAACGAGAACCCATGCGCTCATAAATTCTCAATGATTTTCAGGATTGTAACCGTCCCACGCCTCTCGTATCGTTTTGCGGTTTTGAAGGGGATCACTTTCTTTTGTCCTATCTTATGAGAACATTGGCGCTTTTCAAATATGACTAACGCTAATGTCCCGGACCATTGAATACATTTATTCATTAAATCTTGTCTCTGATCTCATTCAATCTTTTCCAAAAGTTTTCGTGATCTCTTTCATTGGTTTGATTGGCTTGTTTTATCTCGTCTCTCAAATTCTTAACGTTCGTACATATCTTTGTAATATCATCTCGGTTTTCTCTGCATATTCTTGACGCTCCCGGAACCCGGATATTGTTCGCGGTCATCCGTTGTGTCTCAATACGATGACCGGGATTGTCCGTCACCTTTCGCGCTTGATACCACGGAATGACAAACAACTTGAATACAATTCCCGCCAAAAATAGAATATTTACGATTCCTAATTCCGTCCCAAGTCCTGACATTTCATTACCTCAATCGCTTGATCTCCGATTTTAGATCGTACGCCCATTGGAGAAATTCGTCATTGACGAGGTTGTATGTCCCGTCTTTCGTTACCTCGTTTGTCCAATCAACCTTGATGATCTCGCTATTTTCAACCTTGATAAACGCGATCGGGTTCTCTTTCACGATCTCCGAAGGAACGAGGACGTCGTATGATGGGAAATTTCCGGGATGATATGGCGTGCAATTAGTTGTCTGGATCAAACAACATATCGCGAATAATGCCAACATCACGGCGGCGAATCCCCTTGCGGAGAGTGTCGCGTCGTTTGGCGTCTCGTTCTTTCTTGATTTCATTCTCGATCGTCTCCTCTAAATCGACAAGTTTGTCCAATAATTTTAATATCGTTTTTAGATCACTCATTGTGTCCTCGCCAATTCGAAATGATAAATATCGAAATCCGTTGAATCAATCTCGTCATCCGAATCCCAATCTCCTCCCCACCGGAGACCAAATTCCCGGCATAGGTCGCCCGCCTCATCATACTTTGGATCGCGGGACCATTCCCACCTATAACCCCCCGTTAAAGGATTTATGAAAACGAGACAACAATCCGCCGCCTCCCATATTTGATGATTGGATATCTCGATGATCCCATCTTTATAGGTCACGATCCGACCGGGTTTGGTCCGACCGAGCGCATACAACTCTTGTTGACGGTTCATGGTTCTATGGAATTCATACGGAACGAGGATAATGTCCCGCCGATAACATTCGATTATGAATGGAGAGAATGATCTAATAAACTTGATTCGCCTCTCGGTTGACATTTTCTTAATCATAAATGAGGCGATTTTAAAATGTCAAGGAACAAAAAAAAGGGGAGCGCGATCCCCTGAACCGCAACTCCCCTCGCGACAGTAAAGTGATACAATGTTTAGCCGCTTCTATTTAATCCATATATCCTCCTCTATTTTTACCCCACAATGTGAGGCATTGTTCGTTTTATAACACTCCCTGTGCCAGTCTTTCCTCAGCTATCTTGCAATAATCAGGGTTTATCTCTATGCCGATGAAGTTGCGCCTCAAATCTTTAGCCGCTCGAGCCGTTGTTCCAGAGCCCAAAAAAGGATCTAAAATCAACTCCCCCTCAAAAGATAATAAATTTATTAATCGAGCGGGTAATTCCTGGGGAAATGGTGCGGGGTGTTCATTTTTTCTTGCACAACACATATTCCAATGATCTATCGTCCATCTTGTAAAATTCCGTGATGATATTGAGCTTATTCCTTTACCATGATGCCATGTTTCTTTATATGAAATTATGATATATTCACATTGATGTCTAAAATGAGGCGCCGATGCAGATTTCCAAGAACCCCAGGCAGTATCACTCTCCGTATTTAATTGATTCCAACAAATTAAATCTTTTAATGAAAGATTGCCAAGAGACAAAAACGCAAGAGGTAAAATTTTCATATTACCTAAAGATTGATTTTGTATATCAAATGTGATATTTAAAGCATATCTACCGCCAGCTCTCAAAATTCTATAAATTTGAGTATTAATATTGCTCAAAAATTTAAGCCACTCATTAGGTGATAAATCATTTTCATATTCTTTAGAAGCGTTATAGGGTGGACTTGTTATAACTAAATCCATACACTTATCCGGCATCTCCTTCATAACCTCAAGACAATCCCCACAGATTATCTTATTGATAAAATCGTCGGGATATTTCCTTTTTATCATGTCTCTTTCCCGACGAAAGGCGGGACGTGTAATTCGATTCATCCCGCCTCCGCCGTCATTCTTATTCCCTAACCGCTCAATTAGAGACTTGACCCGCGATTCAATACCTCACCACGTAAATTCTTGAGGTCGAAATCCTTGACCGACGATGGGAGTAATTTGTATCCGATCGTCGCACCAATGGCAACCTCGACGAGTAACATAATCATCGCCATCGTGATCGCCGTCTCCGTCGTTGCGATGTAATAATACCAAACGCCGATCGAGGAGAGGATCGCGACAATGAGCGCGAAAACTCCCGTGACAACAAGGTTGAATTTTGCTGCCACGACTTTGAGAAAAGTAACCACGATCGCGACCTTGGCGATCATAACTAGAACTGTTGGCATTTTTGCCTCCTAAAATAAATTTTTTGCATCCTCAAACAAATCCATCTGCCTCCCTCTCGTTGATAATAAATTAGGATGCGCTTGCGCTACCATTTTCCAACGCTCAAAAAGGGGGATCGCCTTGCTCTTTAAATACTGCCGATATTCCTCAATTTCTTGGATACGAACGGGATAAAACACGCCTTGATCACAAGTGCATATTGGGAGTTTACTGTAAATGTCCCTGAGTTTTCTATCGGAAATAATGATATCCCACAACTCAAGCCTTTCTCTCAAGTCATCGCGGGTGATGGCATTTTCGCGCCCTCTGTAATCTTTCTGGATAATGTCAAAGACGATCTCAGGAATGGTCATTCTTTCTTTCCCCCGAATGTCACAATCATACTCGGAAAAGGCGCTCGTCCATTTTTACCGTTTTGATCGGTAAAATATAATCGTCCTCTGAGAAAACGAATTTTTCCTTTCATGCAATATTCGTGAAACCATTTTGTATCTGTTCTCGCGGGAAGCAAACAAACTACCATTATTCCTTTTCGTGATTCTTCGTATGCCTTTTTAACCCATTTGCCAATTTCCCGACCATATGGAGGATTCATAAAAACGCTAGATGAGTAATCAGACCAAGTTATGCTTAATCCATCAAAGCCTTTGGTTATATATTGATCACATTTAGCATTTTTATTAGTGGCGCATGGATCTAAAGTGAAACAAAACTCCTCGTTCAATTCATCAAAAAATTTTTGTGGCGTTTCCCATTCACTAGAATCACTCGAAAAAAGAGATTTGTTTATCACTGATTAATCCTTGTCGGAGAATCGAACGTTCATGGTTTCTTTCCTCGCCTCATATACTTTGATTTGCGCGATCGCGAGATCGTATTGGTCCATGATCCTCACGAGTTTATCGATCCGATCCATGAGATCGCCTTTCTCATTCTCGATCGCGTTGATCCGAATCCATATCGCATTATCCGCCGCGAACGCCTCGTTATACAAATTGGTTTTAATCGAGACCGTCGCGATTGCCATTCCGATCATGATCCCCACTGCAAAGATAAGAACGCCACATAATGCGACGCCAATCTTTCCGATGAAATCCTCTGGAAACGTAAACCATGATTTGATTTTTTTGATCATTTCTTTTTTCCTTGATTTAAAAGTTTCTGTTCTTTCCATTTTTGAAATAAGGTTATCTTTCCATCATAAGCATACGGAAATAAAACTTGTTCCGGTTCGGCTTGACCCGAAGAAATAAGACTCAATTGTGCATGTAGCCAATCCTTGATAATCCGCCATGCTACCTTATATGCTTGAACCTCCCTATTCTTCATTGAATCTCTTCCGTAATATCGATGTTTATTTGAATACATAACCTCATATACGCCCTTGATATTTGCGGGCAATTTATAAGACATATCGCCAATCTTAAATGCTAAAAAATATACGGTTCCATCTGATTGATATTCTTTTATCACGGCGGTTGCCCCAAATCCTGCGAGCATTTTTTCTATTTCAGCAATTGTTCTTTCTCCTGATACGGACGTTGAATAATTTTTTAATTTAAATTCACTCATTTTTCCTCCTTTGCGCTATCCGAAAAGTATCGCCATCAATAAGATAACGCCACAAATGAAAAAAAAATCCATGCCGCTTTCAAAAACTTATCTTTCATATCTCCTCCTCGATTATGATCCTCGTCACGCGACAAATGAGAAAGTAAACCATGATTTGATTTTATCGATCATGTTTTTTTCCTCAATCGTGATCTTTGTCACGCGACAAAACTCTGGTCTCTCATTAAACGGAACCCCTTTCAATGACCGCCCATACATTTGACAATGATCATCCCCAGAATCATATAACGGACAATATGAAAAACTCGAAAATCCTTTGCCTTGCGGACGTCCGTCATCGACACAACATTTGATTTTTATTTCTCTCGTCCTCATTGTTTCTCCCTCAACATGAAACCGACCTTGAATTTCTCAAACCAAACCCCGACGATCTCAAATTTGAATTCCAACGCGCCAACAAAACTCGTCATGTCCATATTGACCCGGACGTTCGATTCGGAATACGCCGTCTTAACTCTCCCCGAATTCTCAAACCAAAATACTTTCCTCGCCATTGTTATTTTTCCTTGTAAAATCTCGTTCGATCTAAGAATTCTGTGCATGATGGCAAGAGGTCAAAAAGTTTTTTAAATCCCTCCGCCATCTCCTCTACTGTGAACATTCCGAATTTCGTAGAGTCCATAAAATCTTTAATTCTTTCCTCAGTTTCCGGATTCATTTATCCTCCTTTAAGGCAAGTTATTCGTAAATGCCGCGCGGACCTCCCTTAATTCTCCCAGACAATTAAGATCGGGATCAAGATAAACGCCAAGTTTGTTACTCAACGTGGCTAACTCCGCCGTCGTAAATCCCGCCTCGCCGTGATCGACGATCCTTTGGAGGTTCGGAGTCATTCCATCGATGACCGTCAACGCGGGCATGAAATCGATCCCGGTCCCGCCGTTCTGTAGGTTCATCCGGATCATGTTCCTCTCTTGTCTCGCCGCCGCCTTTCTGTATTCCGGTTTGTGTCCGAGTCCGACCAATCCCTCTGCGCCTCCAAATTCATCGCCACCATCGCCGCATAAAAGAAATGTCGGTTTCAATAATAGCGGACGTCGATCGCCGGATTGAAACCATTTCGCGATCGTCCGTTCGGAGTTTATCCCGTGAACCGTAACCCAAATTCCGCGATCCAAATAATCATAGACGCGGCTATCGTTGAAATATTGGATCATGATCCGATCGATCGGAATCCCGACGTCGGTCAATCCCTTGATCATGTAATCGTTCCACTTGATGAGTCGCCCGGTCGCCGCCTCCGCCTCATTCAACAACCGGAATTTCATATATGGCGAGTTAAATGTGAGCGCATAGTTTTGAATGAACGTCCGGTAAACCTCCATTGTTCTTTCGTCATCATAGAATCGACCGAGGTCCGTCGTTGTCCCGTTGATATTATTCTTTCCGTTGAAATAAGAATGATCCCACCGGTTCGCGACACCCTTGATCCCCGATCCCATCGTGACCTCCGTCGTCACTTTTCGATCATGAAAATCATCGAGACGCGACGAGACTTTCGCGATGTATGTCGGGTCCATTTTCAAACAATCCCATGCGCGGACCTCCTCAGCGATATCCGGTTCAGTTACCCTCGCGACCGGATGATATGACGCATCGATATACTCTTGACTTTCCGTGATGGACGCGAAGAACCGAATGAAATTAACCGCGTTCTTTGCCAATAGGTCCGAACATTCCGTCCATAATTCATCCGTCAAAATATCCGGGACGGGTTTCATCGGGAGGGATTCATATCCAAACCCGGACCATCCATTGACCTTTCCGACCTCGTCGAGTGGATATTTACAAATGTGAAATCCCGGTTCGGGTTCGGGAGGAACCGGAGATTCTTCGAGTAGATCAACTATAGTCGTCAACGTAACTTTGTTTTCTCTTAAACTTTCTTTGATCCACGCACCCGGATTAAAGTTTGAATTGACGAAATTAATGTTCCGTCGATTCGCCTTTAATCGATTAATCGTTTCAATCTTTTCTTGTTCGTTCATTCTTATGCCTCCTTTAAATTTTCATCACCTTTATATGTTTAACATATTTCGGATAATTGCGTCATTTTTTCCTCGATTGAATATGCCTCAACGCCGATTCCATCGTGTATTTTAAATCTCTCGCCTCCTCCTCGCTTAACAAGATCGGTTTCATTATATCGCCATCAATGGTCAAATGAATCCAATATTGAGGAGGATCGCCAACACTAATTGAAAACCGTCCAATTGTTTTAATCATAGATTCACGATCCTTTTGACGCCGATAAATTCTTTCCATCGATCCTTGTTCAAAAATGTTTGAGGATATAAAATGTATGGCATCATTTCTTTTAGCTCGATCCCTCGCCGATCCAATTCATTTCTAATGTGATTTAGATATCCCGTGAGACCCGCGTCGATCTCATCGAATTGACCTTGACGACAACGCGCCTTAAACTTTTCGAGTGCAACCTTTGGATTGACGTGTTTCGGATATGACTTGTACCAATAATCAAATGCCTCATCGAATGAAACCTCGATTTCCTTTCCGTCTTTTTTGATTTTGACCGTTTCTTTTTTTGGTTTCTTTTTTGGAGGTTTATTTTTTCCCGCATAGTGTCTTTTTAAACTTAAACTTAAACTTAAACTTAAATATAAAGAGGGAGTTAATCCGGACCTACTCCGGACCGGGTCCGGAATCTCTGAGGTCGCCTCCCTGTCTTTCCGTAATCCCGGTTGATATTTATCGAATTCTAAAAATTGAATATACGGACGGTCATTGACCTCGTATAATTTTATCAATCCAACGTCATGCAATTCGACAACCGACTCCGCAATTTTCCGATGAGTGTATTTTAATTTCGTACAAAACTCGTCCTTTATTTCCTCCGGATCGCCATCGACCCGACCCTCCCGATCCGCGTTGATATACATCAAAACATATAAAACGCGCGATCGATCCGAGGATAATTCCGCATATTTCTTTGATTTACATAACCGCTTGTTTATCATTCGTCCTTTCGCCATTGTTGACGACTCCTTTTTTTTGAAAGGGGAGCGCGGGTTTTTATCATGTCAGACTATCCAATCAAAAGGATTGAAAGGAGGGTCCGCGCTCCCCGATAAACTTAACTCCAACGAACGCCTAAACTTTTTTGTGCCGTGTGTGCGAGTAGAAATCCCTTGAACACGTCGAAGTTTTTATCAATCACGTCTTGATCCGTGATCGAAACCTCGTCCCACGTGTCCGCCTTTTGACGTGGGACGTTGACGATCATTAGGCGATCGACCTTGATCCCATCTTGTTCCTCCAATGCCTTTGCATACGCCGCGCATTGGAAAGAGTGTTCTTTAAAAACACGTTTCCCGGTTTTCCAATCGTCGAGCGTGAGGATTCCGTCGATCTCCGCCAACAAATCGAACCGTCCGCCGTATTGATATTTCTCCGAGATCACGATGTATTCGGTTTTGATGACCTTGACCTTATGCGCCTCTCTCCACGCCTCGAATTTCTTGAACGATTCTTTCGCGCGCTTGATCTCCCATTCGCGATAATTCTTGAACAAATGGAGGAACGATTTCCCGGCGAACGACGCTCGGATCATGTCGTGGACAAGCGTCCCGACCTCTTTGACCTCATCGGTATATTTCCGATAGTCAATTTTTTTCATCCCCAAATCCCACGCCCAATAAACAAGCGCGGGTTTGTCCGCGATGTTGAGAACCGTCGTTACGCCCTCAACCTTTTGTCCGGCGGCGTTGTAATAATACTCACGCGCTCCAACACGCGCCGAATACTTTTCCGTTTCACGTCTTTTTGTTGTCATTTTTTCTCCTTTAACATTCACACCTATCGCCAATTTTCATCATCCAAGACGAAAGGTATTTCTCTCGATCTTCGCCTTGTTGATCCTTGATCTTCACATCTTTAGGGTGGACAAAAACATCTGTCCCTCCCATAAATCTAGATGGAAACAAAGTTACTTTCATCCCCTTTTCTTTGGCGTGTCTTTTTGTTTGTTGCAAACCACAATAATTACATTGTGTTAATTCGCTCATTTTTTCTCTTTTGGTTTCTCTGTTTTTGTTTTCGAAATTCGCTCTTGATATGCCGCGATCATCGCCTCGTAAATCTCTCGCATATCCTCAAGCGCGATCTTGTTTGATTTTTCGATCCCGTATGAATTGAGGATTTTATAATACTCCTCTTTCCCGAGATATTCTTTCGCGTTTTTGAAAAGGTCCAACGCGTCAAATTTCGTCAACAATTTCTCCACACCGGAGACCACGAATTTCGCCATCGGATACGCCTTTCCGCTATCGTCTTTCGGAGGAGTCGCTTTCTTTCCCCCGTGAC